TTTTGCAATTTTCTGGAAAATTTTCCTGATTTTATCCCCAAGGTTGAATTTTCATCTTCAACCAAGGGTTTTGCTAATTTTTAGAAGGTTTCGGCGTTTTCGGCTGGGAGTGTGTTTTGTGGTAAAAGTGTGGTAAAAGTATGGTATAGCTAAGTCACTGTAATCATTGGGGAATATACTATACCTATATAACCCCTTGAAATCATTGACTTATTTCTAGTACCCTATTTCGGAGACTTTTGCATGATCGCGGTACCAAGAGAGTACGTGATTCACAAAAACTGATTCACTGATTCCCTTAGCCGCTGCCGACTCCGCAATAAATTCTTTGTTGCAGATCGTCACACGAGTAAAGAGCGGCCTGTCTCTTTTCTCCAGACTTTCGGTGTAAGCGGTAGCTTTATTTTTGCGGGAAGGTTTTACCGTCGTCGCCTTCTTTTTTCTTAAAATTACCTTAGCCAAAATATTTACCTCGTAAATGTTCTTTAAAATCAATTACCTGAGTGATAGCAAAACTGCAATCACAAAATAGACTCTACAATTTTCCGAGACTCCGCAACTTCCCTTTTGTACATCTTCTGAAGTTCTGACACACAGCGAATCAACATACTGATTTGAAGTTCCTGGTTGTCTAATCTTTCATAGAGGGCCTTCATCTCGATAGAATGTTCTACTGGGTTAGGCGCTTTCGCCTGGGGTTTTTTAGTAGTTGCCACTGTCTCTCCACTTTGAAAGTCTTTCAACTTGCGCGTTTAACTCTTTGACTTTATCGACTAAATCTTTATTCAAGTCCCTAATTATAGCGTCCTTGTGTTCTTCAAAGATCTTAGCTCTGATCTTTTTAAAGTTATGTTCGTTACAGGTTAACGCATTGCCATAGTCTCTAAAGCCGTCCATGATCTCGTTGCGGTAGTTTGACCAAGCATCCGATTCAATATGCGGAACAATGTCCATATAAAGTTCGTCGAGGGCTTCTGTCGCCACAGCTTTCATTGCGACTTTGAAAGCTTCTATAAGGATAGTGGCTTCTTTAATGCCTTCTTCCGATAGTGTCGGGAACATTCTCATTGGCCCATGACCTCATACATATCCGAGTTGGCGTTGTTTCTAAGTTCCATATCGCCTTCGAAAGACTCGCCCAGTCTTCTAACTAGTTCCGCTTCGCCTTCCATCTTGTGAAGAAGTAGGAAGTTTCTGGCGTGAATAAATACTTGCTGGAGTCTAAACCTGTCGGCTTCGCCTAAGACAGTTTCTAGTTTGTAACTCTTTGGATTTTTATCTTCCTGCATCATTTTTCCTTATCAGGCAATCAGCCCATGGTTTACTTGGTTCTTTATCTTTACAAAGCTTCACTTGCGCTAGTCCGATACAAAGCAAAATGAGTAGGAACCCAGAGAACAGTTTAGAGAATAGCCACAAGTCTTTTAAGGTGCGACCGCCCTTTAGCTTGAAAGCTACAATGGTCTTAGGTTCGTCGCTCATATCTCAACTTCTATTTCGTCCAGGATTTTGATTAGTTTGCAATTGTGTTGTTTGCAGTGATGTTCAATGTCATCTGTATATTCCAGTGAAGGATAAAATTTCCCGTCATTGGTCTGATAAACAAAACTCTTAAGAACTTTCTTCTTAGGCACTAGAGTCCAGCATTTATCTACGTCTGGGACTTTTAAATCAAGGCGCTCTGTATCTTGATACCAAACAATGTATTTATCGCCTGGGCCTTTTCCCACAACATTAATAATTGTTAAGTTTACAGTCGTGGCTTGAAAAGGGAAGCTCCCAACTTCATCAAGCAACTCCTTAAGTGTTTTTAGTTCTTTCATTTTGTTTCCTCTATCTCGCAAAATAGTTCAGTAAGTAGAAGGTAGTCTATTGGGTATGATTTTGAGCAAGTCTCGTAAGCTTGTTTATGGGCACTTGCTACTACCGAAAGAAAAGTCCACATAAATAAGATTATCCCAAGCGTGAACCAATCAATGTATTTTATAAAATTCATCGCATATCGCCTATGTACTTTTCTTCCTCTACGCTCACCTTCTTAATATAAAATTCAAGGTCATCCCAATTCCATTCGTCGAAAGCATCTTCATAACCGTTGTCATCATGGTAGAAGTAAACACCTTCATCATCGGTCTGTACATAAATGTTATAGAACTCCCAGTTTGTTTTGCCGTCGCAAACAATACGAAGTGCAACTAGATACCGATCTCCATCTCCAAATTCATTTGAGTGTTCAGATATAGGTTTCCATTGCGGCGGCAGTTTCGCTTGCCGTTCCTCAAGATCTCGAACATAGCGCCACTTATCGCAGTCGCTAAGATTGTTAAATTCAATCTGGTCTATCATTCACTCGCCTCGCAATCTACTATTGCTTGCCTAAAGCGTGTCTCGATAGGGCAAGGCTGTTTTTTGTGGTAATCTTTTTTATCGTGATGGAAGTGCTCGCAACTAATTGGGTCTAGCAGTTCCAGGAATCCCAAAACCTTCTCCAGTTTAGAAACACGATCTTTTAGTTTGACGTTTTCCTTAGCGACTTCAACATCTACAATCTTATAAAGATTTAGTATTTCTTGTTTTAGTACAAAGTTTTCTTTAGACATTTCAATATATTTTCTTTCCCACAATTCCGACTCTGCTTTTTTTCTTTCATAGTCTCGCAAGTTCACTGGTCTACTCATACCCGATCCTTGCTGCTTCAACCGCTCTTGTTAGGTTTAACAGGACAGCATTTGCTTCTATTGATTCTATAGCCGCATCTTTCACATCTTCCAAAAGTCTAATACGGGCTTTAAGCCTGGTGATTTCTTCATGCGGTACGACTTGAATTTCAATGCTTGTAAAACCCTTGGCTCTTTCCGCTAACTCCATTGCGGCCTGGGTAGCTTTGCCGAGTCTATTTGGATTGTGATACTGCACTATGAATTTTCCATCTGCTGTATCGTTCACCTCACGCGCATCCCCTTTGATCTTTGCGATTGCCGACCTAAGATTATCGGCTGCAACTAACATACCTACGAATCTGTTTGCTCCGATTGGTTTTGAGGCAGGGAGGTAAGCCTCGTATTTCTCAGCCGCCTCCACTAGCTCGATGATTGCTTGCGTGTTGTTACGGAGGAGGCAGATGAGTGCTGCGTTATCTTTCAAAGTATTTGTTGATATAAGGTCACTGACATTCCCAGGAAATTGAACGCTGGCGACTCCGATATCTCTTCTGGGCGAGGAGGGATCGGTTGCTACATTGCATTTAACCCACTGTCCGGTTGTTGCTCTAGACTCAAATTTCTTTAGTTGATAGATAAATGTCATTTATTCTCCTCCCTCGTAATAGAGTTAAGAGCTTTTAGGATCGGTTCGATGTCAGATGTATGGATGTACGTTCTTAGGTAAGACTTTGTTTCTTTATTGCTAACTCTATTTATAGCCTTGATAAGTGACTCCGTTAGCGCCTCCTCAGCCTCTCCCATAAACGTGATAGATTTCAAACTATAAACGTGAGTCACTGGTTTCGGATCTCTCGTCTTCATATCGTGCAACTTCTCAATTGCAAGTTTTAAAATAAAAACTATGCTGCCGGTTGTTGATAGATAGACAACAAGTTTATAGATACCAAAGCCCAACACCGACCAGATCGCTAACTCAGGCAACTCTTTCATAACATCTAACAACTGTTTTAACTCTTCGATCATCGCGCAACCTCTTCATAAACTCTAAAGCCTGTTTCTTCATCTGTCTTGCCAGTGAACTTAAATTCCCTGTAAACGCCGATCATAGAATCTGAATTAAATGTTATGATTGAACTTGGCTTTGAGATAGGGATCTTCCAGCTAGGAGTTCCCATTCTTACGCCGTCAATGTAGCGTTCGCACTTGCAAGCAGTTCTTAAAACTACGGTTGTACTTAAATGCGAGACTCTTCTTAATGCTTCATTCTTCCAAGCCTTCATGGCTTCCGGCGGCACTAATGCTTCACGCTCGCATTCGCCTATGAGTTCTCCGAATAGATAAGCCCCCATACTTCCAGAATCGGTTTGTTTAAATTCCAACTCTTCTGCTAATTCCAATATGCTAAGGTGTTTCATTTTTTAAATATCCATCGCGCATTCGTTGGTACAGTCTTCGCAGCAATTGCATTGATATTCTCTGTCCTCATTTATATCGCTTTGATATGGGCATGAGTGAGAAACCATTCCCTCTTTGTCGCACTTGTCACATTTCATTTACTGCCGCCGTACATCTTGTTAACTTTTTCTCTGTTCAGTTCTCTGCATCTTTTCTTACAGAAGACTTCCGAAGACTTTTCAAGAAGCCACTTCCTAAGGGTAAAAGGCTTCTTACAAAATCCACACTTTGCCCTTGCGTACTTAGCCCAAAATTCCACTATCCCTCCGGATCTTGAAAAGGCACTGGCGACAAGTCACTTCTTTCGTTAAAGCGGTATGGGCACTAACGCTTTCAGTAGACTTCCTGCACAAAACCTTTACCGAACCGTTTAAAACCCCTATTGCTAAATGAATCCTTGGCGGCCAAATCCTAGTCATAACAACCTTCTTCATTTAAGAAACTCCTGATATCACTTTTGCTATCAATACTGCAAGTATTAAGTTAAAAAAAATATATGCCGATTAGTATTTTGCTTGGCCCTTAGAGACAACTCCCGCAGACCTCTTACGGATACTCGGACCCTTGGCCTAAGTAGGGTCCGTATTTCTACTCTTCTGAAAAAGCCCCCAGAACTAAACCAGCCAACATTGTGCAAGTCCAGGCAATTAGAACTGCCCCAGTCAAGACTTGCCCCGCCCTAATCTTAATTTCTTCTTTCAGATCTCTCACCAAAACCCCCACACTCTTCCAAAGGGAAGACCTATTAAAATTGACACTACGGATAAAGAGAAAAGTTCGGATGGTTCGCAGTCTTTTCTTATTTGCATAATTGCAGTTATTGCAATCATCAAAAATGTAATGATCGTAAAACCTTTAATTATATAATCCATAAACCCTCACTCTATGACTTTGTTAATCGTGTCCATCTTTGCAACCAAAGTTTTTGTTATGTATCTATCTGTCGGCGTTGATTCAATGTAGTGGGCGAAGCAGGGTTTTCCTTGGCCGATCCGGTGAACCCTTTTCTCCGCTTGCATGTTGTCTGAAGGAACCCAGGACATATCGTTAAAGACAACATGGTTCGCCGCTGTTAAAGTTACGCCCACTGACATTGAACCAATGGTCGCAACGATAACCTTTATCCGGCCCTCTTGAAAAGCTACTACCGCATTCTGCCGATCAAGCATCGGAGTCGCCCCAGTGATAACTTTTGTATCCGGATCGACTGCCTTCAATGCCTGGGCGGATTCAACATGGTCAGTAAAGATTAGAAGCTGGCCGACGCCGCCGTCGATTAAAGACTTACAGTATTCAATCGTCGCCCCAGACTTTATTAATGCACTCTGTCTTTTCGCCGTCGAGTTTGCTTTGTGTCCGGTAGCGTAGGCTTCAAAGGTATCTAAAAGTTCGTCATCGAAACTGTCTGAGATAATATCTAGTGGAACAAACTTTCTAGTGATCGCCGGCAGATCTTTTAAAACATCTTTGACTTGAAAACGTATGAATTTATCTTTCAGCAAACCCTTTAATTCAGGTATCTTTTCATCTTTTACCGTGGTATACTTTGGTATCCTTCTGCCCCTGATTTTTAATTCTTGGACATTACAAAAGTGTCTAGCGAATGCATGATACTTTGTAAGTTCTCCTTCTAACTTCGCTCCGCTAGTGTCTTTAGGATTTTGCATACAGAAAGCAATCAAGGTCCAAAGATCCATAACGCGATTTTTTAAAGGTGTCCCAGACATACCGATAAAGTATTCAGGCTTACAAGCTTTCAGAAGCGAGTAAAATGCTTGCGTCCGTTGTGCGGTAGGATTTTTTAAAGCGTGAACTTCATCTGCAATCCAAAAATTAAACTTACTTGCTTCAAGAACTGTAACTCGGTTAATCATTGAATAGGATACAAAGTGAATCCTTACCCCTATCTTTTCTGCTTCGTCTTCCCAGGTCTTTTTTAAAAAGGCGGGGCCTACGACTAAAGCCTTGTTACCAGTTTCTTTAGCCGTAGTGAGAGACATGATGGTTTTACCTAAACCCATTTCAGAACCGTTAAGGCTATAATGATGGGCTTTGTGGTAATCCACTGCTTGGCGTTGATAGGGGTATAGTTTCATTTCTTCTTTTTCTTTATTCCGTACAACAGTGTTAGACCGAACTCTTCGATTAACTCTGAAGCTGCTTCTGGCGATACATTCTTATCAACTCTGTCGAGAACCATGGCAAGAAGGTTGTGCGTATGGCTGCCGCCCTTATCCATCAGCCTTTCGATCTCTGCCGCCGCAAGTTCTTTTGTTGTAATGTCTGAAAGTCTCATTTGATACCTAACATCCCCAGCATGACCATTACATACTTCGCCTGATAGATTGCGTCATCTAGTGCGTCGTGGTGTGTTCCTTCTCTCTTAACCAGGCTTTTGTCAAAGGTCGGACACAAAGCATTAAGAGTCCTAATGTCTCTTGCGACCCTGTAACTAAAGCTTGGCTTAATGTTTCTGCGCTTTAAAGCTTCCATCAAAATCACAAAGTCAAAAGTTGCATGAGACCAAACTTCATGCGCTTCCCTTAGGAACTCGTTTAAAGAAATTAAAGCTTCATACTCTTGGACTCTCGGTTGATCGAGTATGGATTTTCTTGCTTCATCCGATTGATCTAACCACCAGTAAACTGTACTGGCATCTAGTTCAGCGCCGTACTTCATGCAGTTTTCTGCATCGAAGTTAATCTTCATTTGCCCCAGGATTTCGCCATCTGCAAAGAAGCAAGCGCCAACTTGTGCAATGCAAGCATTCTTGCCGTTGCCTAAGGTTTCAAAATCTATCATTACTCTTTTCATTTAGTTTCCTTTTAAAAGTTCGCGGGGTGGGCTGGGATCGTCAGCGACTTTCACCGTACCGCAATTGTTGTAGAGGCGTTGGAGTCGAACCAACCACTTCCCCCAACCCACCCTCTGCTGGCTACCTAGGATTGCCGGCATTTTGGTTAACTGTTCTTTCTTTCTTCTTAGCTTTGCTAATCATTCTTTCTAAACCTTGCGCCGTACTTTTCGCGGCGTCTTGTTCCCCTTCTTCCGCTTTGATTTCTCTCGTTAAATACCATAAAGCTTTTTGCAGATCTTTTAACTTCTGCCCTTTGTGTTCAGCGCGGCAGATATATTTAACTACGTTGCCTAAACGAAAGTTTAGATTCTGATCTTCAATAATATCTATGACCTCAATTTTTCCAGTCGTGTAATGCCGGGGTTTATTGACTTCAGCGGGCGCACCTGCGACATAGTTTTTTTCCTCAGACACTTATACCTCCAATACTGAAATGTTATCGCCGCAAGAACTGTACTTATTGCCGTGGCACTTACTCCAAAATTCACATGGTCTAAAGTACGCCATGCAGTTTCCTGGGTTTGCTGGGTAGTCGTGTTCCTCTTGGCTTGCTATAAACTTTCTTGCGTATGCATGAAGTCCGTAAGCAATACCAGGATTCATTTTTTCTTTTGGTATCGCAATGTCATATGACTTTACCGACTCCGAAAGTCTTTTAATGAAGGCTTCTACCGCTTCGTCTTTCTTTCTTCCTATCCTTGCTTTTGTTGTAACCCTGTAACGGATACCTCTAAAAGCTTCTTCATCTAAAGAAAGATTCTGAGCAATCATTCTGTAGTGATAAGCATAAAGATTAAGTTGCTGGTGCGACGGCAAAGTAGGAATTGTTCCAGGTGAAAAAGTCCCGGCGGTCTTCATGTCAGATATCCACCAACTTCCGTCTTCAGGATTCTGAAGGATAACGTCAACGAAGCCGTAAAACTCTTCAGTATCTAATTCGACTTCGCAAGCAATCGCCTTTAGTCCCGATCTTTCGTGAACAGTTTTATACTTGCCAAGCATGGCGAAGATCATAGGCAGGTGAAAGTTTTCCGTAAGTTTGAACGTATCGACTACAACTTTTTTAATTGCACTATACCCAACACCTGTAAGTACATGCATGTTGTCTTCTAAGACTTTGTGGAAAGCTTTCCCAATGTCAAAGGCTTCTGTATCTGTAGAAGCATCGTCATCAATCGCAACTTTCGCCACTTTCTTTAGGTAGTATTTTCTTGCACAACCTTGAAAGAGTGAAAGACTAGACGGCGAAAGCCCTCTGTGGTCTTTCCTAACTTCGCCTTCTCTTTCCGCTACCGCCGCCGCTTGTGCTGCCACCGGATGAATAGCGATTGCGTCCCCTGGGGATACTATGGGGATAGCCTGTTGAATATCTGCTTCCTTAACTTTCGTAACTCTAGGTTTACGAGCTTTCTTTTCCGCTACTGGCAAGGCTTCACCAGGAATTAAATTTACAACTTCAGTCATTTTAATCCTTAGATATTAAAAGCGGGCCGCACTACAGAGGGTTAAACTGTAGTCGGGGTTTGCAGCCCACTTTTAAATTGTTGGTTTCTTGTTAGAGGGAAATGTCTTCTACTTCAGAAGGTGTCGGTACATACTCTTTCGCCGGTTTTGCGGTAAGATCTGCCGCCGGCTTTGCTCCCGCTCTTGGGTCGATGTATTCTTCGTCAATCTCAAGTTCAAAGTTATGGGCTTCTTTACCTTTGAATGCACCATTCTCTAGCAGAACTTTACCGTCGTAGTGAATGTTGCACATCATCCCTTGATAGCCGTGGTTGTCTATCAACCAGTTAAGATGGCCGGATGAATTTAGGCAAACGATCTTTCCATCTTTTTGTTTAAAGATGTGTTGAATCCCGAAGCGTCCTTCCTCTGGTCCGGTGTATACACCTTCAGAGACTAAGGCTTGCCCCTTCTTGCATTCGTTGTACTTGAAGTAAGTTCTCTGAGTTTCCACTTTCTTGAAGGCCATTGGTTTCCCTTTCATTGGAATATTTGGCTGATTTTTTTGACTGGTCTTTTATGCTATCAGTATTGATATCTGTCAATACTTTTCCTGAACCCACGTTTCATTTTTTACAACAGAGTGAATATTGCCGATAGACGTTTTGAACTTGTCGGCGCCTTCTGTATGTTGGGTAAGTGATAAACTCTTTACTGCACAGCAAACAAAAATCTTTCATTCAAAAAACTTTCTATATCTTTCAAGGTCTAACTTGCCTTTTTCAGATATGTTTTCTTCTGAGAACGTGCAGCCTTTTAGCTCTGGGTGTCCGTTCTTGTAGTCTTTAGACCAGGCTTCAAGGTCAACTCTTACAGGGATAGTCACGCCGCAAGGACTCATGACTTCCTCGAAAGCCTCTACCATACATTTTCTCAGTAGAGAAATGGCGGCGGCATCATAAGATTTAAATTCTATCGTCAATGAGTCGTGAACGGTCATGAGGACCAGAAGACCAGCATCTTGCGCCTTCGCTACAGCTTTTCGCATGATAACGGCACTCGCGCCCTGAACAGGGAAGTTCCCTACAGATCTCAGGTTAGAGTTATTGCCCCACATTATCCAACCATCTGAAAGAATAAGCTTCGCCCGTTCCTCGTACTGTTCGATAATAGATTCTTTCCAGTCCCTATAGTCGCTGTAGGTATCATAAAATTTAGATATCAAACCTTGCGCTTCTGCTTCTGTAAACGCTTCTCCGGAAGACTGGGCTATCCTTGGAGCAAGCCCTTTCGCACTCATGTCGTATGAGATACCGAGAACAAGGGCTTTACACACATCGCGCATTTTTTTATGAGAGTTTTTTGTGGCACTTTGCGGAACAAGCCTAGCGGTCTTTGCAAACGCTAAATACACATCGCCGGAAGCATAAGCTTCCATCATCTTTTTATCTTGAGAAAGTATTGCGGCAACTAGAAATTCTTCCGAGCTGAAGTCTCCTTGAGCTAAAGCAAATCCCTCGTTGGCCTCAATAAAATTTCGCATCCAATGCGCTTTGAGAGGAATGAATCCGGTAGCTGCCGGCTGACTTCTGGAAGACTGCGCCCCGTAGATACCAAAATACGGTCTAACCCGATTGTCTTTCCCGACGTAATCAAGGAAGACTTTCTTCTTTTTACCCTTACCCGCCCCAGGTAGGAACCCGTTAAGGCTTTGTTTAGTCTTGAGGTAGCGGCAGTATGCTCCAGCAAAGCCCATACTCTGCGAATTAAACCAATCGCCAAAAGCATCCTTAGAAAGAGATTTCTTTCCTTTGTCGGTCCTGCGCCAGTATGGTTTATCTTGCTTATCGACCCACGCCCTAATAGGTTTTTCACATGCGACGTAGCGATCTTTCTTTTTGTCATAACGAAACGATTTGATCTCTGGTTCGATTTCAAGGCAGTCCTCCGCAGCGGATTTAAGAATATTATTTATGTTACCCATAAAGTTTTTTATCTTAACCATGTTGACCGGATATCCAGCTTCAACCATCAGCGCGGTACGGTAGGAATAGTCCCCTCTCAGCAGTGCACCTCTTAACCAGTCTTCAACAGAAATACCTCTTGCTACAAAAGACCCTAGGACTTTTGCAAATATGCGGTGAAGGTATTTGATATCTGATTCATTATAAGCCAGAATCCTATCCTTGGCTTTTTCTATCTTTTCTCTGTCTCCAGATATTATAACATCCCTAACCTCATTTTTTTCATCGGTGTCGATCTTCTCGCCAAGAAGTTTAAACGTTGCCGCCGCTAAAGAATAACTCGGCTTATTG